CTTTGAGTGCTCGATCACGGGCGGCTATACCCGCATTGCCGGGTACGAGCGGTACGACGGCCATGCAAGCCCTTCGGCCGCGCTGTACGCCATTTTGCTTTGCACATTGACAGGCACTGTTGCGGTCGGCGATACCATCGTTGGACAGTCCTCCGCCGCCACTGGCAAAGTCATTGCTCGCAACGGAGACCAAGTTGTCATCACCCGCGAGACGGGGACCTTTATTGACAGCGAAGGCATCACGGTCAGCGCCACTCCCGTGGGCTCGATTGTCACCATCCAGGGGGTCGACCCCGACGGCTATCAAGACGCGGTTTACCGCAACCTGGCAGCCGATGAATACCGCACCAGCATCTCTGCTGTGCCGGGCTCGGGTAGCGTTTTGGGTGTTGCAATTTTCAACGGCGTCGTCTACGCCTGGCGCAACAATGTCGGCGCAACTGCCGCCGTCATGTACAGAGCCACGTCCTCGGGCTGGACCGCTGTAGCCCTTGGCAAAGAGCTGGTGTTCACCACCGGCACAGCCGAAATCTTTGACGGCAACACGGTGACCGGCGCAGTCAGCGGCGCAACAGGCGTTGTCGCCCGCGTCGTTCAGCGCAGCGGCGACTGGGCCGGCGGTGACGCCGAGGGCCGCCTGGTCCTGTCCAGCACGACCGGCACGTTTCAAGCCGGTGAGAACTTGCTGGTGTCAGCCAGCATCAAAGCGGTAGCTGGTGGCGCAGCCACGCAAATCGCCCTGCTGCCCGGCGGCCGATACGAAACTTTCATCGCCAACTTTGGCGGCGGCACGGCCAACTACCGCCTGTACGGCGTAGACAGCGTGAACCGCGCTTTTGAGTTTGACGGCACGACGTTTGTCCCGATCAGCACGTCCATGGCCGTCGACACGCCAAATCACCTGGCGGTCCACAAGCAGCACCTATTCCTGAGCTTTGACGCGTCCTTGCAGTTCTCGGCCTTGGGCTATCCCTTCCAGTGGTCGCCGATCCTGGGCGCGGGCGAGATCGCCATGAACGGGCCCATCACCAATTTGATCGTGCTGCCTGGTAACCAGACCAGCGGCGCGCTGGGTGTGTACACCCGCCACGACACCTCGGTGCTGTACGGCACCAGCTCGGCCAACTTCCAGCTGTCCACCTTCAACACCGGCACTGGCGCGGTGGCCTACACCGCCCAGAACATGGACCAGTCTTACGTGCTGGACGATCGGGGCGTGATCAGCTTGGGCACCACCTTGAACTTCGGCAACTTCTTGCCCGCTACGTTGACGATGACTTTGCGGCCGTACCTGCAAAACCGCATCAACTTGGCCACGGCCAGCACGCTGAACCGTGAAAAAGGCCAGTACCGTGTGTTCTTCAGCGACGGCTCGGCCATCTACATGACCATGCTGAACGGCAAGCTGCTGGGCACCATGCCTGTTGAGTTTGCAAACCCGGCTGTTTGCTGCGTCGAGGGCGAATCCGCCGCTGGCCAGGCCGTGGTGTTTTTTGGTTCAAGCAATGGTTTTGTCTACCAGCTTGACGTCGGCACAAGTTTTGACGGAGATGCCATTCCCGCCAACGTCAACTTGGTCTACAACAGCACCGGCTCTTCCCGTATCTTGAAGCGCTACCGCCACGCCAGCGTGGAGATGTCGGGTGACTATTTCGCCGAGATCCAGTTCGGCTACGACCTGGGCTACCGCACGCCGTTTCTCACCCAGCCAAGTGACGCCACCTACCAGGCTGACCTGCGTTCTTCGTATTGGGACGACATGATCTGGGACAACTTTGTCTGGGATGGCTCGGACGTGACGCCCTCCGAAATCGACGTCACCGGCACGGCTGAAAATATGTCGGTTCGGATCTCGTCAAACTCCGACATCCTTCAACCTTTCACGGTGAACAGCGTCATCGTTCACTACACCCCACGTCGAGGACTCCGATGAGCAACAACTACTACACCCACACCACCTACCCCACGCCCAACTCGCCCGGCTCATCGGGTGCGTTGCGTGCTGAGTTGGAAAATATCACCTCCGGGTTTGACTTGCTGCCCACCTTGACGGGCAACGGCTACAAGGTGGCCATGATCAACTCGGCTGGCACCGCTTTGATCGCCAGCTCGGCCCTCCAAAGTTTGGCCATCACAGGCAGCACAGTCAACAGCACGGTGATCGGTGGCAGCAGCGCGGCCGCAGGCACGTTCACCAACCTGACTGCCACGGGCACTGTCAATTTGGGCACGGGCCTGGTCGTTACCGGCGGCACAATCAACAACACTGTGATCGGCAACGTCACGCCCGCAGCTGCCGCATTCACTACCGCATCCGCCAGCAGCGGTTTTACCGGTAACCTGACCGGCAACACCTCCGGCACGCACACCGGCGCAGTAATTGGCAACGTGACCGGCAACGTGACCGGCAACGTAACCGCCAGCAGCGGCACCTCGACGTTCAACAACGTCACGATCAGCGGCGACCTGGACATGAACGCGGGCAGCGCGGCCACGATCATCAACCTGTCCACGCCTGTCAACTCCGGCGACGCAGCCAACAAAGGGTACGTCGACACCCAGGACGCCTTGCGCCTGGCCTTAACCGGCGGCACGATGTCCGGCGCTATCGCCATGGGCACCAGCCGCATCACGGGCCTTGGCGACCCCTCCAGCGCCCAGGACGCCGCAACCAAAAACTATGTGGACAGCGTCGCCCAAGGCCTGGACACCAAGGGTTCTGTTCGCGCGGCCACTACCGCAGGCATTACGCTGTCGGGCCCGCAAACCATCGACACGGTCAGCCTGATCGCTGGCGACCGCGTGCTGGTGAAAAACCAAGGCACGGCTTCCGAAAACGGCATTTATGTTGTCGCCTCCGGTTCTTGGACTCGCGCCACCGACGCGGACACCTGGGTTGAGCTGACAGGCGCGTTCACCTTTGTCGAATCCGGCAGCACCAACGACAACACCGGCTGGGTCTGCACAATCGCCCCAGGCGGTACGCTGGGCTCAACAGCAGTGACCTGGGAGCAGTTCTCCGGCGCGGGCCAGATCACAGCTGGCGCGGGCTTGACCAAGACAGGCAACACGCTGGACGTCGGGACCGCCTCGTCTGCCCGCATCGTTGTCAACTCCGACAACATCGACCTGGCCACCACCGCTATCAGCGCCGGCACCTACGCCGGCATTACCTTCGACGGCTACGGCCGCGCCACTGGGGCCACTACGCAGACCACGCTGGCTGGTTACGGCATCACCGACGCCTACACCAAGACCGAGATCGACACCACGGTCAGCGGCCTGTTGGCCAAGACCGGTGGCACGATGTCTGGTGCTATCGCCATGGGTGCCAACAAGATTACCGGCCTGGCAGATCCTACGTCCAACCAGGACGCGGCCAGCAAGTTCTACGTGGACTCGATTTTGGGCAGCGCAACAAGCGCGGCTACATCGGCTGCGGCAGCTGCGGTCAGCGCGTCCAACGCGTCCACAAGCGAAGGCAACGCCTTGACCTACGCGGGCAATGCTTTGACTTCGGCCAACGCGGCTGCGGCCAGCTTTGACAGCTTCGACGACCGCTACCTGGGTGCCAAAACCAGCAACCCATCAGTCGACAACGACGGCAACGCGCTGATCACTGGCGCGCTGTACTTCAACAGCACCGCAAGCGAGATGCGCGTGTGGAGTGGTAGCGCATGGGGTGCAGCGTACCTTCCAAGCGGCGCGTATATAGCATATGTTGCTCCCGGCACAAGCGGTAACGTCTTGACATCGGACGGTACAAACTGGATAAGTGCTGGCGGCGGCGGCTCCACAGACGTGCAAGAGTTTTCTTCTTCCGGCACTTGGACAAAACCATCTGGTGTGTCAACGGTTTTGGTTGAGTTGTGGGGCGGAAGCGGTGGCGGTGGAAGTGGCGCAGTCAATGCAAGCACCGCAACAGGAGGCACAGGCGGCGGTGGCGGTGGTTACAACTACAAGATTTTTGATGCCGCCGATGTTGGCTCAACTGTTACTGTGACTATTGGCGCAGGCGGTGCTGGCGCTCTATCCATCACAACTGACAGCACTGTGGGTGCAACAGGTGCTTCCGGCGGCAATACAACTTTTGGCTCTCTGCTTGCGGCTTATGGTGGTGCTGGTGGATTTGCGGGAGCAACTTCATTTGCTGGTATCAGTGGTCCGGGTGGCGGGGGTTCTTTAACTGCCGGGTCATTTACCACAGGCGGTTCTCCGACTACAACCACTACTGCCAATCAATATAATGTTTTTGGCGGAGGGTTTGGTGCAAACGCAAGTCCAGCAGGACCTTCTATTTATGGTGGAGGCGCTGGCGGCGGTATAAATGCTAACTCTTTGCTTCATTATTACGGCGGAACGTCCATTTACGGTGGTGGCGGGGGTGGTGCTGGTCAATCCTATTTTGGTAATTTAACAGTGCCACCTTCAGGGACAAATACAACAAACGCATTTGGTTTGAACGCTATTGGAGGGGCGGCCACCTTTTACAACAACAACAACGTGCCATTTCCGGCGGTCATCGGTTCTACTTTATATCTAGTCAGCCGCGCCGGTGTTGTTACATCTACGACTGATGGCACAACTTACACAAATCAGTCCTCCGCGCTCCCGGCCTGCAACGGTCGCCTGACATCTGATGGAGCGTATTTTTACATCACCACAGATACCGGGGTTCACCGATCAACAGATTTGGTCACATGGTCTGCGGTCACTATGCCAATCACGGCGCAGTGGCGTAATTCCATCTACGTAAGCGGCACATACATTTTCGTCGGCTTTGCGTCCGGCTCTGCTGCTATCGCAGTCAGTACTGATCTGGTGAATTGGAATACTTACGCCATTGCGGGTTCTGACAACAGTTGGTCTGACATTCAATTTGACGGGACAAACTACGTTGTGGTCGGCGGTGTGTCTACGGGCCGTGTTGCTTATTCGAGCGATACTTCTACGTGGATATTAGCCCCAAACCCCAGCATAAGCGGATTTACCATATCTTTAGCCGTAAATGGGTCTACGTGGTGCGTTACAGCAAATGGTGCGGCAATTCGTAGGACTGTTGACGCTGGAGTTACTTGGACTTCTGTATTTACGTTATCGCGAGATTTACCTGTTATTTCTTATATTTCAGGTAAATTTGTAGTGCTCGGAAATGGTAGCTCATTTCAGCTACATTATTCCGAAAGTACTGACAATGGGGTTACATGGTCTGCGTCAGTGCAAAAAGCAAGTGCTCCGTGGGGCACTGGAAAACGCGCAGTTGTACTTGGGGCTAACGTGTTTCTTGGTGGGGACTCGACCTCGGGTATCAAAACAGAATCAACCTTTACGACTTTTGCAGCTGTTCCTTTTTACGTTACTGGCGAAAATGGAACTGCGGGTGCGAATGGGTTAACGGCTAGTGGCGGAGGTGGAGGCGCGTCTGCTCCAAATGGTTTTGACTCGGGCGCTGGCGGCGCTGGTGGTAATGGCCTTGCACGAATCACCTCTTGGTAAAGGAAAACATCATGCGATTTGCTGTTATTGAAAATGGGAAAGTTGTAAACGTCACGGTGGCGGATGATGCGTTAGAACCCAATTGGGTTTTATCAGCAACTGCCAAGATCGGTGATGCTTACGTGAACGGTGTTTTTGAGTCTTTCGATCCGATGCAGGACGAAAAAACAAATGCCAAGCAAGCCGATGAGGTGCGGAAAGAACGCAACGCTTTGCTGGCGTCAACCGACTGGACTCAGGTTGCAGACGCGCCGGTAGACAAAGAGGCTTGGGCGGCGTACCGACAATCTCTGCGCGACATCACTGCACAAGAAGGATTTCCTTGGGCTGTTGAGTGGCCTACACAACCGGAGTAAAGCGTGGACAACCAACAGCTCTTCAACTTAGTTGTATCAGTTGCCGGGTTCCTGGCCATCTACGTGATCAACAGCTTGACCCGCACCATCCAGAAACTGGAGGACAAGGTCAACGAGATGCCGCACACCTATGTGGCCAAAGATGATTACCGGTCAGACATTGCTGAGGTCAAGTCCATTCTCAAGCAAATTTTTGACAAGCTGGACGGCAAGGCCGATAAGCAATGAGAGACTGGG